GCAATATGGACCTTCTTCATACCCGCCGCCATTGCACCCGCGGCGGCCTTTGATTGCGCGCCCGTCTTTACAAATGCCTTGCCTGTTTTATCAACAGCGCGGTCAGTGCGACCCGCCGCAACGGTCGTTTCGTTCAAGTCACCTTTGGCCCGCTTTAACTGTTCAGTTTTTGCGCTAATTACAAGTTCAGCAAATTCGGCCATTGATAAATCCTTGCGGTATATGTGCGATAAAAAGCGGCCCGCAATTAAGGGGCCGCTTTATTTGTGTCTCGATCAACAGGGGCAATTGAAAAGGCGTTCGATCCCTCAGAAATGCCAGCCGCATATGCGTGCGACATTTCCAAAAGCAAAACCCGCTCCCAATGCTCAACCTCATTAGGCAAGCCGTAGCAATATGCGTGTATATCAGGCCAATCTATCGCAACCGCCCCGCCCATTGGCGCAGGTTTGACTGGCCCGATCTCCATCAACATTTCGAGAAAGAAGTGGCCCGCGTCAATTTCGGCATAAGGTGCGTCAATACCCGCGTCAAAATAATCTTGGGCGCGGGTCTTTGGCTTTCCGCTTTGCTGCCCTGTGCGCTCAATTGCTGAATTGAGCCACCCAGCTTGGTGCGCGGCTAATTTTAGCCGCTTTTTACGTTTCCCAAGTGGTTCGATTGCTTGCCAGCAAATTCACCGACTTGTTTTGCGAACGGGTTGTTTTTCATTTCAAACGTAGGCGCGTCGTCTTTGTCCAAAACGTCGTTGCCTTCGTCATCTTGCTTTATTCCCATTTCAGGAAACGAAAGGTCAAGGAACCAAGCGGCGTCATCAGCCGTCGCGGGCTTGTCACCATTCATCACGTTTTCAAAGCCAACAATAAAAGGCGCGGCACTTTCGCAAAGCTGGTCGTGAATATCCTCCATCACGCGGGCTTCGTCGTCTTTGCCCTTTTTGTGTGAAGCCATTGCAGCTTTTTGCTTGGCACGCATTAGCGCCTGCATGGTTTTTGACGCGGTGCCGCGAACAATAACGCGGCAAGGCTTGCCATCGCTCATCACCGGCTCACTGGACCACGGGTCAAGCAAGTCCATAGGTGCGCCGATTTCGGCAATTTTACGGCTGTCGAATTTATTAAAATCCATTTGGTAATTTCCTTTGGTTTTGGTTTGGTTGTGGGTCCGACTGGCTAAACCAATTCCAATCGAACCCGATACCCGCCGAAGCGGATTAGTTTAAGAAGGTTCTACGTCAATGACTGTGAAGTCATTTTGGCGGAAACCAATCTGAAAGCCTTCGTAGCTGGAATCGTCAGCTTGATTAGGCTGAAATGAGTGAACAACACCCTGTGCGTAGTTCACAACATCGCCAGCAACAGGTGCGTTAAGCGTGCCTGTACCTGTTACAATTTTTACAGACCCTACGCCTGATTGCGCGTCGCCAGCAAGCAACAATGCCGCCTGCCCAGCGTCGGCTGAAACAGTGCGGAATGTGGCGGTTGTGTCAACGCCTTGCGCTGCGCCTTTGATGCCAGATGTCAAACCTGATTGCAGGTCTGGAACGTCAATCATGCTGTGCGTAATGCCCAACTGTGGCAACGTGATAGCGCCTTTGACGAGAACCCAAGTCAAAGCCTCAAAACCAGCTTTGTTATTTGTGGCGGGTGCGGCTGCGGCGTGGTAAACCGTCTTTCCGATGTTATTCGCAGTCATTCGATAATCCTTTCAGGATGTGAACCCCTCAAGTTGGGGCGTGTGTAGTCGAGGGGTCGTTACTTTACGCGGGTCCAGCCTTTGGCGAACCACGGCGCTAATTCGTTGTCATAGGGCTGCGCAATTGCGCCGTCCTTGTTTGTAATCTTAACGCGCACGGGCGCTGTTGGTGCCGATGGCTTTCCTGCCACGTCTTTTTTGAATGGTGACTTCATGTCATGCTCCAGTAAGAAATTAGAATTGGCGTTTCCCAACGCTGGCCCTCTTGCCTGCCTTGACGAACCGTGTGGCCCGTTATTTTGACGCCCGTTGTGTTGGCTGTCAGTCGTAGCGCCCTTGGGAAGAACGCAACAATTTCGCCCGCTTTTTCCTGTGACACAATTTCATAAACATCCAGCGGCGAAACAAGCGTAACGGCCAAGAACCCCTGGCGCTCCATAACGTCGCTGGACAGATCGGCAGGGACGTTATCGTTTGGCAGGTGAAAAACGCGAATGTGTTCTGCGGTTGGCTGCTCGCCACCCTTGCGCGACCATACGGCAGGCAAAGACAACGCTGTGGCCATGACTTCGGCCCGCGCAATCAATGCGCCATGAATGTCTGCCGTGATTGTCATGTGAAGCTCAATTCTATCCCGGCACGTTTTACAATGCCCTGAAATTCTTGCAGTGTTAGGCCGACCATTCCGGCGGGCGCTTGCAGTGAAAACCCGCCAACTGTTTTCGGCCCGTCTTTGTAGCCACCTTCCTCAACCGTCCGAACGTATGGCAGGTTATTTGCAAGGTAGATCGTGTCGCCAAGGTCATACCCAAGCAATGTTGCTGCGGCCTTTGAAACTGTGGCCGTCCCTGTTTTGTCGTTTAGCTCAAGCGTACCGTTTGGCACGTTGCCGATTGCAAGTTGCCAGTTTGCGCGCAATGACCCTTTGTCAACCGGCGTCTTAAAGACAATCTTTCGGAATATCCTAAGAATTATTGTCCGAACAACAACTTCCATTTTCTTGTCAGTCTTGCGCTCAAACTTGCGAACTTCGTCCTCAAACTTACCCACGACAAACCATGTCATAAAGCGCCGTCTCACCGCCGCTTGCAACGCGGCCCGTTGTCATAATTGTTAAGGTGCCACGGTCACAAATCAAAATGTCGTCTTGCGTAACTTCGATGCTGATAGGCTCCATGATTACTTGAAAGTCGCCCGCTTGGATGTTGGTGCCGTCAATACGGCTCCCGTCGATCAAGAACACTGCCATGCGCCCAGATACCGCCGCAGGCTGTGTGCCTGCCGTGCCGCCCGTAGGATCGCTTGGCCCGCCGCCGCTTGCTGTGGGTGTTGGCTGTTGGATTGTTCCGGTCTGGATTGCGTCCGGTTGCTTTGCCGCCAGCTTATCGAATGCTGCCGTTACCTGCTTTGCAATTGTTGCCATCAGCCGCGCCGCAGCGATATTTGACCAGCGCCCCCAATGATGTATTGACGCAGCAAGCCTTCGATCACAACAATGCGCGGTGTTGATGTTGGCAGGTTTTGACCTGCGATTGTGATTGGCCCAACCTTGATGCTTTCGCCCGTCGTGCTTGTTTCAATTGTTGCAAATGGGTCAAGCCCGCCCTGAAATACAAACGCCATTTCAAACTGCGCTTTTTTAATGTCTTCGGGTATTGTGTCGGGATTTACGGGAAAATCGTCAACCAAATCACGAACCAAGCGCGGCCATGATAGTGCTTGATATTGATATTGCTGTGAACCGATAAAATCAAACTTACGGTCAAGGAATAACGCACCCTTGCGCAGGTTTATTTCGTTTGCCGCATCGGTGCCTGCAAGCGTGCGGCCCAGTGATGTGCTGTAAGCAGTGTAAGCTGCAAGGGTGCCGTAACTGTCAGCCGCAGCGCTGCCGATTGTTGTATCAAGTGCCATGCGACCCCCAAACTAATTTTAATGAAGGGGCCAACCGAAGCCAGCCCCTCTTTTAAAATTAGCCCAGAACAGCGGCCACAAAGTCAGGCTTCCAAACCTTCACACCGTAGAAAGTGGTGATATCCAGCATGGACTTGCCATAGCCTTTATACATCGCCATTTCAAAAACCAGTCCAGAAAACGGGTCTTGGATTGTCATGCGGTCAGACGCCATATCGCCACCTTGCGGCATTGCTGGCGGACGGACAACCAATTCAGCCGCAGCGCGGTGAAATGCAAAGTTGCCAGTGTAGTTTGCACCGATTGTGATGTTGTTGTTGTCAGGCAATGCAACGCGCAAGCCCGGCTCTGCGATTGTGATGTTGCCAGCCGCACCAGCCGCCAAACCAACCTGAACAACATAAGAATTCACGGTATCAGCCGCAAAAGTCACAACGTCACCAGCAACGTAACCAGTCGCACCTGCCGTGATGTTTTCCAACGGAATAACAGTTGTACCGACTGGCAAACCTGCCGCGTTGTTTGTGCGACCGTTAGTTGCGGAACCTTTGGTGTGCGCAACAATGCCGTTGCTTTCTTTCAACATCAAGCCTTGCAAGTTTAGCAACTCACCACGGCGCAGCAATTCGTCGCTGCCGGAGTCGTTTACTTTTTGCAATTGCGCCAAGTTGCGCAGCTTTGTGCCTGCTGCGGTATTGATGGCAATGGTTGCTTGACCATCGAGCGGCATACCGTTGTCGACAAGAATTTGACGGGCTTCGGCAATCAAATCAAAGTCAGATGCGAAAGGCGTGGTGCCAGCCGTACCGACGGCACGCGATGCGCCTTGTGAAATCGTCAGCGCAGAATAGGCTTCGATTTTGTTGGTGATGCCGCGCATTGCTTGCGCAATTTGATCGCCGTAAACAGTTTCATAGCCGACGCCGTTGTTCAGCTTCATAATGTCTTCGCCCGTATATGGGATTTTGACATTGGCGACTTTGTCGATTGTGGCGGTCTTATTATCAACCGTTTGATCGTCACCCTCTGGAATGGTCATGGAAGGCGTATAGCTTTCGTTGACCGATGTTGCACGGGTAAATGCTGAACGAACAACACCACCGAACGCAGCGCGCTCCGTGCCAGCGTTGATTGTCATGGAAGGCACAACGCCCACAAGTTCACGGCCAACAATGTCGGCTGCTTTGTAGATGTCTGCTGCGAGGTCGTCAAATACGTTTGCCATGTGGCAAATCTCCTAAGTGTGGGGGTCAGCCTGAAATGCCGCCGCCTGATTTCGAATGATCCGAGCGTTCCGATTGCGACATGCCTTCGAAAGTTGCACGGGTTACGTTTACTTTGTCAGGCGTCCCGCCCTGTGATCCGGCTGGCTTCCCGCCGCCGCCCTTGAATGAAGACAATACAAAATCAACATTGTCGGGGCTTGCCGCCATTTCCTTAGCCAGATCGGCAAAGGTGGCACCATGATCGGAACCCGATCCAATCATAGGCTTTCCGTCAGAGGTCATCACTTTTGTAGTGCCGTCCTCATTAAAACTTATTCGGTCCATGTTGAACTGCGCCATTTTTGCAGTCACGCTTGGCTTAAATCCAGCGCGTGATAACTCCGCCTCAAACTCAGATGTTGCGCCGCGCTTCATCATCTTGCTTATGCGCTCATTAGCACCCGTCAACTTGCCTTCATAGTCCGCCGCCATTGCGTCCAGCTTGGCTTGCGCGTCGTCGCTGCCCTTGCCGCTGCCCTTGGCCTTTTCGGTCAGGTCTGCAATGCGTGCGTCCATTTCCGCAGGGGTTCCAAACTTAGACCACGCCGCTGCGTTGCCCCGCTCTTTGGATAGGGCTGTCTTTAGGCCGCTTACATCCTCCGGCGCAGCAAGTGCGCCAAGATCAAGATGGCCTTCGGATACGTGCGTTTGTAGCCACGTCGGTAACGTGGTTGCGTCGGTTACTTCGATTTTCATGGTTTCAGCTTCCCGCTGTTAATAGTTGGCATCCCGCCAACGCAAAAAACCCCGCGTTATGCGAGGTTCATGGTCGTGTTGTTTACACCCTATGCGGTGCGATATGCCCCAGCATAACACTGGCGCGGTTTGATTGTCAAGTTATGGTCAATAGATGCGCCCTTCGACGCGCTCAATAGGCTCGACTTCTGGCTTGTCGATCCATGTTGATTTGATGTTTGACACAAAATCAACCAACGTCCGTTCAAAAGAATACGAGTATTTGCCCGCTGTGTATTGGTTGAACAAATTGATTGCATGAGCTTGCATGGTCTTGTCTTCGCACAAAAAGTTCCCGCCCTCGTCAACGGTTATTTTATAATCACGCGCCAGCATTTTGAGATTGAAAACATATTTATCAGTCATCTCTAAAAATCCCCATTATAAAATCAAAATATTCGGGGTCCAGCTTGGCAAACATAAGAGGTTCTTTTATAATTCTTTCAATCCCCATCGTCAAGATTTCGGTGGCCACGGTTTTTGTCTTTCCCGCTTTCTTTATTTCTTCAAAATTGGCTAAATTCACACCCGTATAGTCGATGGCGCTATAATCCCGCCCGGCATATTGCGACATGCCGCGTTCTGCAAATTTGTCAGCGTACCCCGCTTCTCCGTGAAACTTTACTAAAGGTTCACCGTTTGCCCGCATTTTAAGGAAAGCTGTGGTTTTCTCAAGAATTTTAGGGTGCAAGTCCTCGATTTGGTGGACGGCTTCGTGGACAATAACCGAAAAACTGCTGTTAGGGGAAAGGAAAGCGGTATCTGTTCCGAACCTATAATAAGCGCGCCCACCTCTTTTCAAAGATCGTATTTTTACTTTCGGCCTAATTGTCGGATTTATCAACTTTCTAAGATGCCCACCTGCAACTGCAAAGCGTTCTTCCAATTCGTAATTCTTTTTACCAGCCCCAAACACCTTTGACCCGTCGTCGCCCCAAGAACCTGTTAGGCTTTCCAAAAGTCTCGCATCCCTTTTGGTTTCTGTGGCAACTATTTGTGCGCCCAAACGGTCAATTTCGTCGGAAATGCCAACATTTACTGTGTCGCCTAATCTGTCGTATGCCATTGCCCGCTTGATTTGTAACGCACCTACTTCAGTGTCGATACTGTCATCAATTTTGATAAGATTAGCCGCGAAATTGTCCTTAATAATTGCATTGTTTGCAGGTGCCTTGGGCGCTGCCTTGGGCTTGGCTCTTGGCTTGCG